TCTTAAAATAACAACACCTGATCCACCATTTCCAAAACCCCAAGTTCCGCCGCCACCACCGCCTCCAGTGTTAGCCGCTCCATCTTGTCCTTGATTTGAATTACCTGGTACAGATCCATTTCCGCCTCCGCCAAGTCCGCCAGCGCCAATACTTATACCATTATTACTTGCACCAGCTCCTCCGCCAGAAAAATAAACTGAACCACCACTAACTTCTCCAACAGAGTTATTAGTAGCTATTGTAGTGCTAATTATAGTTTTTGTTATTCCAACTCCACCTGTTCCAGTTGTTCCAGGTTGTCCAGAACCTCCACTTCCGCCAGCACCTCCTCCGCCTCCAGAAGATCGGTTAGTAGAAATACCATTTCCACCTGGATTTCCTTGTCCACCAATACCAGATCCTGCTGGGTGATATGCAGGGTTTCCATTTCCTCCGCCACCACCACCAGATGCTCCAGGTTGTCCAGATACTCCTCCAGCGTCATCACCTACACCACCCTGACCACCAGTAACTGCGGTACTACTAATTCCAGGAATTACAGATGAACCTCCGTTTCCTCCAACAGTAATTGTATATGTAGTATCTTCAGGTGTAATTGGAGCTGTACCGGAAAAATGTCCTCCAGCTCCTCCGCCTCCTCCAACATAAGTGCTTGTTCCTCTTCCACCTGCTACTACTAAATAAGTAAGTGTGTACGGATCTCTTTTTTTAACACCAGCGAAACCAAAGCCTCTTGAGGATCCACCTGCTCTTGAACCTAATATTGGCATTTAAACTCCTTCCTATGCAAATTGTGTTTGCGATGCTAATACAGTATATGTATTAGCTGCAGTTTTAATTGCAGTAAAAGTATAAACATCAGAGCTATCTGTATTTCCTCCTGTAGGAGCAGAACCTCCTTGCCATACTGGAGTTACAGTTGATCCATCTATTTGAATTACATTTGCATAATAAGCAGTTGCTCCTTGAGGAACAACATGTGCAACTGTTATACTTTCACCATCATCTAAAAAAGTATCTAAAGTAACAGTAGAGTTACCTCTTAAATTAAGAGTCCAATTAGCAGAAGCATTAGAAGTAAAGTTTTGAACAGCCCCACCAATAACATCAAAATCAATTGTACCTGTTGCAGCTGTTGCTGAAGTATTTACTTTTTCAGCTAATTGTTGAATTTTACCACCACCATTAAAAGTTACTAAACCATAACCATTAGGTGTTAATGTTAAATCTGTATTAGTTCCATTTGTTGCGGTAATAGCGGGAGCAGAACCTTGAATATCTACAGTATTTCCAGTTGCAATTAAATTAGTTCCAGAAACATTTCCTGAAGAAGTTACAGATGTCATAGCTATATCACCTAGATCAGCCATTACATCAACCATAGTAGTTCCGTCAGTATAAACTAAAGTTTTTGCACCTTGTTTTAAAACTACACCTGTTCCTCCAGTAGGACCGAAAGTTAATGTTTGACTTCCTGTAGTATTATTAAATACTGTATATTTAGTTTCTACTGCATCAGTAAAAACGTGAATGTCTCCTGTAAGAGCACCTGTAAATTCTAATACTGCATTATGTACTTGGTCATCTGTTGCTGAATCGTCTGTATTAGTTGTAGAATTATTTGAAGTTAAAGTAACGTTAGCAGAACCTGCAACATCAACTGATTGATAACCTTTTACTGATGAATCAATTCTATTAAAAACATAATTAACTAGATTACCCCAAGTACCTGAATTTTCTCCAGAAGCTTGTCTCTCTAATTTTAATCTCGATGTATAACTTGATGGCATAATTTTTTATACTCCATATTTTAATTAATGTAAATAATATATATTTGTCATCATTTGTCTAGTGAATATTAGTCCAAGTTTCAACAATATTTCCAGTAATTGGATCCCAGAATTTAAGAGTAGCAGAGCTTACATTTGCTTGATTTCCAGTCATAGTTAAGAAATTATCAGATTTAGGTACAATACTAGCAGAAGATACTGTTATACCATTTCCAGTAATATTTAAAATTTGTTCTGTACTTAAACTAATAGTATTTACTGTAGTAGTTAATTCTTCTCCAGTTATAGGTATAATATTTTCACTTTGAGTTGTAATACTATTAGAAGTTATTGTTATCTCTTGTCCTGATACATCAATAAAGTTAGCCGTTCCAGTTGTAGAGTTTCCTACTTCTACATTTGCTTCAAAACTAGGAGTAAAAATATCAATAGATCCACCAGCAGATACTGCAAAACTATTTACAGTAGGAGTTAATTCTTCTCCTGTCGCTATTACATTAGCATAAGCAATAACATTTTCTTCTCCTTGAGAAATTACTAATTCCTCTCCAGTAATTAAATTAGAAGTTGATCCTATTACAATAATATTATTAGCAGAAGTAGTTAATTCACCAGCTGTGCTAATTGCAAATACATTACCATTTCCAGTAAGAACATAACCAAGACCTTCATTCCAAGCTCCGGTATTATATTCTTCTCTACTCCAACCAAATCCTAAATTTAATTCTGGTGTTAATTGACCAGTAGTGCTAATTTGAACAAAAGCAGAAGGTGCATTATTCCATGTAGCAGATGACCATGTACTTCTATTCCATCCTGTATTAATTACAGCATTAACAGTTACTCCATTAAGAGAACTATTTAATTGTTGGCCAGTTATATAAGCTGTTGTACCTGGAGCATTCCAAGGCCCTGCACCATATTCTGCATGAGACCAACCTGCTTGAATATCATCTTCAACAACAGTATTGCCTAATGCAATAGAAGCTTGTAAACCATTTATGGCAGCTCCTGAATACGCATCGTTCCAAGAACCTAAGCTCCAATCACCTTGGCTCCATGTACTTGCCATAAGGATTTACCTCCTTATGCTATTCTTATTAAGCCGTTAGTAGCGTCTGCGTTTGGAAACTGTAACTCAAATGTACCGTTAGTAGAAGTTTTTACTCCACCAAAATCTAATACTGCAATAGCAGAATTACTATTATTTGCATTATATATTAATGCAGCTTGAGCAGAAATAGTTGCGTTTGCCCAAGAAACATTATCTGCATCAAAAATAGCAGTTGTTCCATCTGTTGAAATTACTACATTAGTTAGTGTTTCACCGCCGATAACATAATTTGTACCGCTATCAGAAATTTCATTAGCAGTAATATATGCAGCAGTGTTTTGGTCGAGAGTTGCAGTACTGTCGTAAAGCGCACACTTTAATGTCTGAGCTTCTAAGTTTCCGCCAGGCGACATTAAGTCTTGCTTAAACGATACTGTAATCGCTTGAGATATTGCCATATTTATTGTCCTCCAGTTAATGTGTTTTCGCCTAGTGGACTACCAGGAAACTTGTAGTCAGTTCTTCTGTTTCTACGAGCTTCATTATTAATAGCAGCCACACTTTCGACATACTTTTGTTTGTATATATTATAGTCTTCCATGTTCTTTGTAAAGAGATTTGCTTCAGATAAACAACCATATAACATAGCATCGGAAGCATTTTCAGTATACCAATTAGTAGTATTTGTGTTAGACAATGGATTAATTCTACCTTGATAACCAAGTTCCATAGTATAAGTTGAATCAGGTGTTGGAGCTACATATAAAGTTGTATCATCAAAATTAGCAAAATATCTAGGTTGAGATGTAATAGAAGCATTAGGCCAATATTCTTGTAAATATTCTAAAGGTTTAATTTCTAAAAAAACTCTATTACCATCACTATCTATAATATTTAAATAATTTAATAACATAGGTTCAATTGCAGATGGTAAAGTAATAAATCTGTCTCCTACTGACATAGAAGAAGTTACATTTTGATTAAAACCTGTAGGATCTATTTCTCTAGATAATTTTTGTTGAGTATTACCTATAAAGGTATCTAATTGCGCTGTAAAATCAGTTCCTGTATTTTCTGCCCAAACTTGAATATCATTCTTTAGGCTGCTGTATGTCATTGGCATTTTGTTTTTCCTCTATTTTAAATTTACTCCATACATGACCTCTAAATGCATAAGTTCCATAATGCGTAAGAGGACTATGTACATCAGCATATATTTTTCCACCTATTTTTTGCCACAATCTGCAAAAAGCATAATCTTCTGATAAATATCTATTACTTTTTTCATCAATAATACAGTCAAAAAATGCATAACAATTGTCGCTTGAAAATCTTTCATTATTAATTATTTGATCAGAAGTATATTTAAGATTAGGATAAGCTTCTATCATTTTATAAAATACTTCTTTTTTAATACACATAAAACCTGTCGCTGCATCTAATACTTCAGTAAATCCATTTTTTACTTCTATATTTAGTGGATTAGCAAAATTTAAATTATAGCCTAAAGCTTTTTGCTCTAAATTTTCGATATTATTTTCTTTTATAAAACTATCTACAGATTTCCAATCTATCGATTTTCTAGGATAAATTCCAGCACATACATCGTAATCACTATTTAATAATCTCCATATAGCTTCTCCTCCAAAACCTATATCGCTATCTATAAACATTAAATGTGTAAATTTATCTGGATCTTTTTTATCCGCATCTAAAAACTGACTTACTAAAGTATTTCTAGCTCTAGTAATTAAACTTTCATTACCCATGGTATTTAAGTGCATTTGAAAACTTTTTTTATTTGCCATACCAACAGTATTTAAAATACCATGCATATAAGCTTCTGTTAATTGACCGCCATAGCAAGGAGTTGCGATCATAACTCCTAATTTTTTTTGATTTGTCATGTAGACACTGTAACACTTCCTAAAGCAGTTTGTAACAAATTTGTGCTTGCTTGTGCGACACCTACATTGGACACTGCTCCTGATGTAGATGGATATATTAAAGTAATTTGATTAGGAACACCTCCTGTTGCAGACAAATTAGCTTGAGGTCTAGCGTCTTGTAAAGATTGTGCATCTGTAAAATATGTTAAATCTAATTGTGGTTGTTTCTTTTCAAACTCTGAAGTATGTACTAAACTTCCATTCCATTCAAATACCATTTCATTATATGGAAATTCTAAACCAGAACGATCAGAAATAGCTCTAGCATGTTTACCACCTGAAAATTTTTG